TGATGAGGATGAGGACGATGCACTGTCCTACTTCCAGAAACTGGCTGAAGAGTGAGTAAACCTCCCACCTTCTGGCGTTGGTGGGCCAAATCGTTAGGTGAGAAACCCTCTAAGTGTGATCGTGAGTCTGATACTATTGCTGTCATTCGCACGATCATTTTTCTCACCTACCTCATTACCAACATGTTTATTGTTGCTGGAGTAGTGAGACACTGGAACGATGTGCCAGCCACCAAAAGCGCTACTTGTTTTCAAAAATAGCGGGAAAAAAATTCTGGGGCTTTTTGACCTGCCAGGGTCAGCCCCATTTTTTTAGCCTGTGATTCTAATGTTCTCAGTCTTCTTCAATCTCTGATTGACATATTGTGAAGATTTACCATATTTCATAATTTGAGCAAATTCGTCAATTACGGTAGAAACGTATTGTGGGTCGATAACGTTGATATTGCGTTTTTCGTCATTTTTCTCTACTTCCCACTCAAAGTAAGAAACTGCACGAATAGGTGAAACTGTGACAATTTGATTTCCCTTCAAATACTCAACTTTGAAGTTCTCATCTACAATTTGACCTTCTTTTATGATAAGTTGGTTATTTCTATCTCTCCACTCAATAGTCTTATAGTGCTTAGTTTGAACTAATTGTTGTGGAGTGTATTTTTCGTTCAAATAGAGGTTTAAATCATATTCACTCATTGGCCATTCATTCTTAATATCAATGATATTGTTCGATATTAAGATAACCCAATCAAGGTCTGAATCACCGTATACTTTCTCAGCCACAACATCTGGTCTATCATCACCAACTATGTTGTACTTTGTAAATTGGACAAATCTTGAGAAATAATCATCTCTAATTTTAGCTCTTCTGAAGAGATTTTTGACACGAACTGTGTCACCACTACTTCTCCTGTCATTTAACAGAGATGGGTAATCTAAGTCTGGAAGTTGTCTGAGATAGTTAGCCATTAGAATCCTACGTCGTCGAGATCTAAACCATTGTTGATGTAGTCAGTGTCATAGATAGGTGCAAGTTCTGCGAAACTCATAGTAACCAGAGAGGTTACTGGTTGACTGTCTCCATCATATGCTGCCCATCTGCCAGCCTCACCTGTGTAGTCAACCTTTAAACTGGTTAGAGCACATGTCTTTGTTTTTGTGAGACCTTTGATTTCTCTTCCTGTTCCCGCTTGCAAATACCTCAACACAAATACGTCTGGTGTTCCAATAAGTAGGTTTTTACCAGTAAATCCACCAGATCCAAGAGTTACTCCTTTTTTTGCAGCAGAGTGTTGTTTTAGAACTCTGATAATTTGTCTTACTACCCTAGATTCGCTCAGGTCTCTTGGTGTAAATCTCACGGTAAACTGGAAACTTCTAAGTGAAGGTCCAGTGAATAAAAGTTCTAGATTTGGATTTTCTACAACACCACCAGTTCTGGTGATGACTTGATTTACATCAACATTAATGTTGAACTTACCGGCTGCAGCTGCAAGACCCTCAAGAAGAGTTTTTCTTTGAACATATTCATTTCCAAGAACTGCGGCGCCGCCCCTAATAGCGCCCATAGCACCACCTCCAATGGTCGTTGCTAAGTTTTCTAGATCTTTGAATGCACCTTTACCTTTCTCAGCTTCTAGACTACCAAAGATTGCATTGTTGATTTCACCCCCAAGTTCTCCAGCAACAGAACTAAATTGACCCGCACCCCATTGAACTGCGTTACTGTCACCAATCGCATTTGGAATTGGAAGAATAATAGTGGTGATTGGTCTTTTATTCTTTGATAATCCTGTTCTCAGATATCTTTCATTATCTGTAGCTTGATTGATGTCTGGAAGACCTCTTGCTGGTTCATATCTAAATGTATCTATTACAAAAGTATCTTGAATTGACATGTCCAGATCTTCTGGATACTTTAGAGTATTGGCAACTACAGGAAGTTGTGAAGTTGTTACTGTTAGATTTTGTGCTGCGTTCTTATTTGCTTGTTTAGCCTCCTCCGACAGACTGGTTATGGCTTCAAGAGTACTTTGTACAGGACCTGCTGGTCTGGATTCTCCTTGAGATTCTGTTGTTACTTCAGCTTGTGCAACGTTTCCCTGAGTCTGCCAATATGGTCCGTCATATTGACCCCAAAGTAGTTCAGAGACACCTGCCTCACCAGATGTGATAGCTTGACCTACCAAATCTCTTGTCTGGTTGATAAAAGCAATTCCACCAAGGTCTTTGAGAAAATTATCTACGTTTGCCTTTGTTTGGTTTGCTGTCCCAGGTTCAATATTGGAACCGTCTTTTGACATACCTGCAAAAGACTCTTGATAGACCACTGCACCAAAATTATTTCTATAGTCTTCTTGACTTCCTTTTACTACTCTATATGACTCAGTGTATGCGTCATACTCAACGTAGTATGTTCCACCAGTCTTTGTTCTAAGTAGTTTTGATTTTGATGTCTGAGATTCGAATGCCATCAGATTTTATCCCCTCTCCAGACGCGATAGGATGGAAAACGATTCCCAGTTTCAATCTTGATGAATTCTTCCGTTGGTAATAGTGACACGTCAGCCATCTCTGATTCTGGTACTCTCAATAGTCTGCCTTGAACCCCACTAAAATAATAACGATGCAGTGTTCTATCAGGCACAACAATACCACTTCCACTATTTAGAAGAGATAATGCAACACTCTCTCTTAGTTTTGGAGACAAGTAATGTAGGTTTGCACCAAGGAATCCAAACTGATCAACGTTTATAACGTAAGTCGTTGGGTATTGATCATAGTATTTAATTTTTTCTGGTTTTGTTGCAATGTAGTTGAAGAAATACATTTCACCAACTTCAACTGGACCAGTTGGAGATCTTACACCAGATACTTCACCAAATTCGCCTGGATCATCATAATTTGCACCTTGATAGTTACTAAGAGTTTCTACAAGAGCTTCACGATACTGTCTTCGTGATCCCTTTGGTCCTACTTTTGATTTGACTACTGAAGCGATACTCATTTAATACCTAATTCTTTCTCGGTGAAGATTTTGAACTCCCAGAGACGATCATCACAGAACTCTTTACATGCTTTCCACTTAGCTTGATTAACGCCCCAAGTGTAAACTTCGTTCACCCAAGTCTTTGTTTTCTTTGGTGGATTTGGATCTGGTTCTTTACATTGTCTTGAGGGTTTGATCTCAATCACCATACGACGCATCTTTCCTGTTGCGTCGATGTATTTTACATAGAAGTCGGGGAAGTATCTTCTTCTCTTTCCTGACATTGGATCTTTGTAGGGCACAAAAAATTCTTCACTTCCCCACTCTAAGATCTTATCATTCTCGTCACAGTATTTCATGAATTTTCTCTCCCAAAGAGAACGGTAAACGATGTTTGTTGGATCGCCCTTGTACTTCTTTGGGTTGGAAGGTCTATACTTCCCGCTATAACTCATAAATAACTCTTAACTGGCTGATATCTATTTATAGCTAAATGTCAACACCACAGAAGTATCGGATAGACGATATCAGATCTAGATTTCAAACTGTAGCTGTAACTAATTTTTATCAAGCGTTTTTTGAAACAAATGCTTATCTTCTGAGAGAAGCTGCAAAGAGAGGAATTGATAATAGATTTGTCACTGAGGATTTAGGACTGTATGTTTCTGATGCAGTTCTTCCAGGATCTTCATTTGCTGATATTGAAGTTTCTGGAGATCGTCAAGGTATCACGGAAAGAGTTCCGTATAACAGAATCTACGATGACGTAACTTTTACGTTCTTTGTTGATCGTCAGTATAAGGTAATGAAGTTCTTTGAGATTTGGACTGAATTTATTAATCCTCTCAAAGATGGCCGTGGAGGACAAAATGCCGATGTAATGAGATTGACATATCCCAAATCATATAAGTGTGGTATTAGTGTTTATAAGTTTAATAGGGATAGTTTTGATTCTAATGGTACTTTCTTAGAAGGTAGAGGTTCTGTTGCATATACATTCATCAATGCCTGGCCTTATTCAATTGCTTCCACACCTGTAAATTATGGTGACACTAGTTTACTTCAATTGAACGTAACTTTCCGATACGATAGATTTGTAATGAGAGGTATTACTATTGCAGATATTCCCGCACTCACACTTAATGCACCACCACCTTTAAGACAGGTTTCTGCATCACCAGCTTCAACACCAACTTCACAACCATCACAATCATCTGAGGATCTCAATTCAACTGATAGTGGTCAGAGGTTGGTTCCTGTTCGTGGTAACAGTGGTGTTGTTTTCTATGATGCAAACATTGATACCCGAACAAGTGCTGAAGTAAACAGAAGATTTTATAATTCTAGTGGTCGTCCAATCATCAACTAAATAAATCACTGATCATCTCATTATGCCATTACCTACAATTGTTACTCCTTCGTATGAACTGACTTTACCATCAAACGGAAAGAAAGTTAAATACAGACCATTTCTAGTTAAAGAAGAAAAGATCCTTATTCTTGCAATTGAAACTGGTGAACCCAAGGATATTACAAGAGCTATTAAGGATGTATTGAAGAATTGCATTCTGACCAGAGGTATTAAAGTAGATCAACTACCAACATTTGATATTGAGTATTTGTTTCTCAATATTCGTGCAAAGTCTGTTGGTGAGAGTGTAGATCTAATTGTTCGTTGTCCCGATGACAATCAGACAGAAGTCAACGTAACAGTTTATATTGATGAGATTCAAGTTCAAAAATCAAAAGATCATAGTACTGATATTAAACTTGATGATACCTATACCTTGAGGATGAAATATCCATCACTGGATCAATTCGTCAACGAGAACTTCAACTTTAGTGCAGATGTTGATAGTACTTTTGAAGTTGTTGCCTCTTGTATTGATATTGTTTTTAGTGAAGATGAAGCGTGGGAAGCAAAAGACTGCACAAGACAAGAATTAGTTTCATTTATCGAACAATTTAACTCTTCTCAGTTCAAAGAGGTTGAGAAGTTCTTTGAAACTATGCCTAAACTTTCTCATACAGTTAAAGTTACTAATCCTAATACTAAAGTTGAATCTGAAGTTACTCTGGAGGGTCTCTCAAGTTTTTTCGCATAAGTATGGCTCATATTTCTGCGGAGTCATACTATCAACTTAACTTTTCGTTGATGCAGTATCATAAATACTCTTTGACAGAGATTGAAAACATGATGCCGTGGGAACGTGACATTTACGTTTCCCTGTTGAAGA